GGACACGACCGTCAATCTCTTCGTCCTTGCACTCATACCCTGCGGCACGAGCGGCCTCAAGATCGAGCGGATCAACAAAGCAATGGACGAACTCACTGTTAGAGTGCGCCGCCACCTTGCCATTGCGATCCATCACCACATAGCCGCCCACTGGCGAGGACAGAGCCTCGTTCAGGTATTCGGCCTTCACATCAGATAACGTTTTCACGCTTCCTCCTTATGCGGGAACCTGCCCGCCAAATTCAACAATGAGCTCCTTCAAGGCGGTCTCGAGTTCCGTTCGACCAACAAACAGAACGTCGCCGCTTGCCTTGAGATTTGCGATGCTCGCGGATTCTTGATCCTGAACCGCCTTAACAGCACTGGCCTTGGCCTTATCGACCTCTCCAGTCGCGCTTGATTGAGCGGTTTGTACTGCGCTCACGGACGTTTTTTGCTGAGTCGCCACGGCATTTACAGCATTCGTTTGAGCATCGCCTACCGCAGCCACACCCGAAGTCTTCGCTGAGTTCACAGCACTGACCGCAGTTGTCTTGGCTGAATTGACATCATCGACACCCGCACTCTTTGCAGAGTTGATGGCATTCACGCCTTCGGTCTTCAAGTTGCCAAGATCTGTATTTGCCTGGCTGATCTTTTGAGTGATTTCGGCATTCTGACTTTGTGCCGACGTTTCAGAAGCCTTTGCGTTTCTCGCAGAGGTCTCCGCAGCTGTTTTGATGTTGATGAACGACTGAGCAACCAGAAGAGACGTGCCGCCCGTCGTGCTATAGCCAACGATCCTGTCAGTGCCGTCCAGCGTTTCCTTCTTCGGCAGATCGCTTACCCTGATAATTGCCATTTCTACTCCTTAAGAAACGCGCTTCCACATGTAAACCGCCACATACGGATTCCTGACAGAGAACGGATTGCCGCCGCCGGTATTGCCGATGTAGACCTCATGCGCGTGATCCCCACTCCATGAAGTTTGACCCGTCCATGACCTATCGGCACTGAAATTAAATTTGTACCAAGGCGCCCCATCGCCACCGTCAGCACTTGTGTTGGAGCGGCTATGCGAAGTTGTCCAAAACGCCCCCGTTGCCAATGATCCCGCACGGTCGTCACATCCAATTTCACCAGTGATGTTCATGCTCCCTCTTGTGTGAGCATGATTCCCCGTCCAGTTCGTAGAACCATAATGGGAGTGCGCGGGCAATTCGTTTGCCGTCAACTGACACGTATCAGCACCGCCCCACGACCCAGGCGCAAAGCCATCACCTGCATCAATGAGACAGCGACCCGCGCCAACACGCTCCCAAACGCCTACGCCAAACAGTTGGTTCGGGTTGACCGAAGAGGTCGAACAGTAGATGCTGCCAACCGGGTAGATCACGTCAACAACAGATAACCTCGCGACCTTCTCCAACGCCTTTTTGAAGCCGTCATAAAGCGCCTGCGCATCAATGCCCGCATCCTGACTGGCATAGTCAGCCACAAGCTGACCGATGGAGAAACCCGCGCTCGCACCCTGTGCAATTGCTCGGTTCACACGATCCGATCGCGCAATGCCAGACTGAAAACCCTTGGAAACAGTCGAGGCCATCTCGGCGGATTCCCACTCGGCCTCGCTCGCAATGTTCGCGTCCTTGCCGTTGGCGAACGGGATCAAATAATTCTTTGCCATTACTTCAAGTCCATAAGTAAAAAGTCATCGTTATCGGTCGTCAGGAGTACGCCGTCTGTCGTAGCCAAGTTCCCCGCGATCGACGGCCACACGCTTTCCTGCACGCCAGCATGATTGAGCGTGAAAACCTTCTTGCTGAAAATCTCCCAGACAATCGGAGGAACAGACCTCTTGAAGACATAGATGTCAATGCTCATGTCCTGGTTGTCGACGTATGACCATTGCGCAGAGTTAACCCCAAAGGCCGACATCACCAATCGCAAGAGGTCATCAAGAGTCTCGTTCTTACCCCCGTACTGGTTGAGCGCAATCTTTGCTTTGAGAAGAACGCGATAGACCTCATCACTCAACTCGGTGATGCCGTAGGTGTCATCTCTCGGGGTCTTCCAAATGCCAAGGTCAAAGCCGATGCCGTCCACGTCGTCAAACGCAAAAAAGACATCTGTAATGCGTAGTTTCAGTTGACGAGTCACGCCCACGCGCACGCCAATCGCATCAAGCTGAGTACCCTCTGCCAAATCCAAGTCGTATTGCTTGATCATGTACGCGAGGTCTTGACGCGCATTCAAAACGGGTTCTGTCAGCTGATAAACCCACTCCGTAAAGCGCGGCTTATCTCTGTGCGCCCCCGTGATCAGCTCTGTGTATTCGTTTTCATTCGGCATGGCATTACCCCACCGTGATGTTGATGTCCTGCACAGAACAAACAGCCTTCTGATTCCAAGCAATCTTCACAGAAGCCGCCGAAGAATTGAGCAATAGCTTTTCAAGCGTGAAGGCAACATCAAACGTACAGTCGTTTTTGAGAACCGCTACAGTCGCCACCTTCGCAGGGTCGACCGACTCGCCGATGCTGAGGCCGTTGATGTACGACACAACGCGCTCTTTAATCTCACCCTCGACAGTACTCAACCAGACATCTGTCGGCTTAATCGACATATTGACGGACACCCGAACATCTGATGGGCGACTGAATTTGATCTGGTTCATGTTCCCGAATGCATCGAGGTACTGGACGCTCGTACTGCCATGCGTTGCCACGCCCTGACTCTTCTTCTTAAAGATCGTGTCCGCAATCTGGTTCACATCGCCACCGGCAACGACTACAGCAATTGAATGAGCGGGAATGCCGTCTGTCGAGGTCTCGCCCGTATCATTGTGTCGACCGGCAACGGAATGAACGTCGTCAAGCTGAGCAATTGAACCAATCAACCCTTCCCAGAGTCCAACGGTTGGCTGCATGGTCGACAGGGACTGGCGCTCTCTGAGTGCCACGTCAGACTCAATGTCAACGCCTTCAATCGCTGAAGAAGGATTTGTGACGCTATGCCACCCGAGCGTAGGAGTACCGATCTTTGTGATCGAACCTGCGCCTGCGGAAACCGCACCGACCTCCTGAGACTCAGCCGTCACAACAACTTCGCCTGAAAGCGGAATAGAAACCGTCGACGGAAGAAGCCAGCGATTATCCGAAGAGTCAATTGCCACGCCGTTGTTGATCACCGTTCCGGCCACGCCGACAAGCTTCAAGTCAACCTGAGAACGGGAGGCGTCATGGCGCGTGAGACCATTCGTTTTGACCGCACAGTCAAGCGCAACGCCAGAAGCCGTATTCGGGTTGTATGCATTGAAAACGGAAATGGCTTGAGCGTTCAGATCATTGATGGCCGCGGAAAAGATTGCCAGCAACTGTCCATCCTGCGTATCAGCATCAAGGTTGATGTCTGATCCAAAGATTGACTTCGCCTTGTCCTTGAAATACTCAAGGATTTCGTCGTATGTCGGTGCCGTAATGCCGCTTGCGGACACTACAAAAATCGGACTGTCAATCGTCATCCGATAACCTCCTCAATGTTTGCCGTACCGTATCGCGTTACGATTTCCGCACTGATGCGGATCGTTCGCGTGTCGGGATTCAGGATCGACTCAAACTTTGAAATCTCCGTCACGCCCGGGGTGTCAAGAATCCTGGCTCTCAGCATGAACTCAACAGCCTCATGCTTGCCCAGAACCTCTTGAAGCCAAGGTGTACCTTCCGTCGTATCCAGAAACCACGAGCCGCGCCATAAAGCCAGCCGCGTCATAACGTTCTGGGCGACCGCATCGGGCGTATCTTCGAGAAAGCAGGAGCTTCCCCTGCCCATCGTCATGTCGCCCGCTTCATCAAGCTTTCTAACCTTCATGAGAGCCTCTCTAGAAAAACCAATTCATGAAGCAATGGGTCACATAACCTACCGCGTAAATCAACGCCAACCATCTAGCCAGTCTTATTACCCACGGCAGTTCTTTGTCTTTTTTCATAGTCGTCAGACCTAGTAAACCCACTAAGATTTGAGTTAAACTCTCCATGTGAACACATCGCAAAGGTGTTAAAAAAGCCCGTCGGGACTGCACTCCCTTCGGGCTTTGTTTTTTGGGTCTCGCATTAATGCGGAGGCGAAGTCTCTGCGCGATCGCCTTGTTCCGTATGCGTATGGCTCTTGAGGCTGATGCCGCTGGCAGACGCATCGCCGGAAACGGTCAAGTTCTTTTCGATCCTGACGTCACCTGTGATCGTCGTTGACGGGCACTCAATCTTCAGCGTCGGACACTTGAGCGTCGTTGCCCCTCCAATCGTCCCTGTTAAATTCCCTGTCGTTTCTACGGTCACGTCATGGGACTGCGGATGAATGGAGATCAACGCCTGATGGTCATCGCTCCTGATCTCCATCCTCGATGTCGACACGCCAGAGATGCGCTGAGCCTGACTCCACGGGCCAGGGATGACAAAGCCGTCCGACAAGTCATGCATGCGAGTCTCAGCAGGCGGCTGAACGCCTCCAGACTGCCACCACACGTCAATGGCTCGACAGGCGAAAACTACAAGGCATTCATCCCCACTCTTGATCGGAAAAGTCATCGAGCATCCGCCCGCATGCGGAAAGACAACGGGACAGTCAAGCAGCAGAGGTAGATTCACCACCTCAACGCCGCCATCCTCAAGAACCCGCTTGCCTTGGATAGCCGGTTGAACCTCACACGTCAGTTCAACAGGATCGAACTTCTGAATGATCCCCGGCAGAGCCGTCCAGATCATCGCTTGACGCCCCGTAAAGTGCGCGTCTCTTTCTGATGTAGGATCGCCGATCCTTTCGTTCGTTGAGATCATAGATTCGGGATGTTATTCAAAGCCGTTGGGTTCATAGGAGTCTGCGCGGCATTGACGCCTGCACAAACCATCTTCGTGTACCACTCGTTTCCGCGAGTGTCGCCGACGTGCTCGCGGCTCAGTACGCGATAGAGACCATCACCAGAGATGAAGCCGCCCGTAGCCGCCTGCTGACTCATCAGATCGGCGTCTACAGCCGTGTCGTAATCGCCGCCTTGAATGGTGTTGTTGTCGATCAGCACAAGCGAGCCAACATCAATTCGAGGCTGTAGAAGGCATTGAGCCTCAACACCGTCAACGGTGACTGTCGGGCGACCAACAAGCCCCGTATTGGCATTGAGAACCACAACGTCCTCGGTTTTCTTGTACGTCATGTCCTTGCGGATCGTGGTAACACCTTCCGTACCGTAGCCCCACTCAAAAGCATTCGTATCAGCTACGCCCTGCATGGCATCCGCAGCCATCTTGAAGATCACCTTGCCGCGCAACAGACGCCCCTCCATGAAATCAGGCTTCTTTGGCGAGGAAACGCCGTAAGGCTTCATGCTTGTCACAACAGCGTCGTACACGTCCGCCTGCGTCGAGCCTTTCGGTAGCGAGACATTGCAAACAGCGTACTGATGCGCACGGTCTCCAGTAGCGGCAATCAGGCGCATGTAAGTGTCTGTCTCGGACTCCCTGCCCGTTGACTTCCACCACAAGTCACCCTGAAAGATCAGAGAGTGGGATTCCTGATACCCAGCCTCAATGATCACCTTCATATGCTTATGCTTCACAACAGCATTCACAGGAGCCTGAATGCGGTCAATCGTTTCCGTTGACACGTTGTACACGGTGATTTCAGCCGTGCAGGGCTTTCCAACAATCGCCTGGGTAATGTGAAACTTGCACCGGAAGTTGCTGAGGTCTAGCGCCTCCTGTCCGTTACCAGTCTGCACAATCAAGCGAAAGTAGCGAAGCCACTGCTTGTACTTTGTCTCACTCATCGTCAGGGCTCCACGTCAGGATCAAGCTTGAACCCATATCCTCATAGGTCGGAACTCGAAGCGAGCCGCCGTCAAGGGACGCATACAGATGCCCAATGCCCTTGTAAGAGTGCTGAGCGAAGAGATCGACACCAACGATGATCGGGACCCCCAAACAGCGAACCTCGCCATCAGATCGAACCACGTCCAGATACCAGCCGCCATAAAGGCAATCGCGATACACAAGCGTGAGTTCGTACTGGTTGTCGCCAAGCATGATCGAGAAGCTTTGCGCCCCTGCTTCAAGAGGGATGCGATACATCACCATCATTTGCCTCCATAGCGATAGCCCTCAGAAGGGATAAGTTGCTTGTAGCCCGACTTCTTTGATGCCGTCCTCTTGGGGTTTTTCTGCCTGGCCGCGTTCAGAGAAACCGTCTTCGCCTCAGCTAGCAGAACCTCTTGGAAGGTGATTTCGATGATGGCTGAGCTTTCCGTATCAGCCGTCGTCGTGACCTTCAGCTTCGTAATCAGCACGCAGTCATACTTGCGCTTGCCTGTCGACAAGTGAAGCGGCATGCGTGCATTCTTGAGTTCAAGCAGCTTGTCGTAAACGTCCTTCGTGGTCTGCATGCCCTTGAGGATCGAGCCGTCTAGCGCAGAGTTGATCAGCCTTGACGAATCAGACCAGCCAAACACACAAGTCACGATTGCAGGCTGAACGAATGCGTGATCTGAAATCGGCGCACCCGTATCAACCGGATGTTGCGTGACTGTCACGTCGTCATCGTGAGTCTCAGAGATCACCACATCAGGGATGATCGCGTCGCCCTCTTCGGGCGTAATGCCTCTTGAGCGCCCAAGCAGGAGCGCCTCGAGGCTGTACGGTAGCGATGGCATTAGATCAGCCCCCTATTGCCGTGCGAAGCGGCTTTCTTGGTCTCCTGCGCAACCGCCATGCCTGCGGCACGAGCGTCAGGAGCCGTGATGTTGATCGTCTGAGTGATGCTTGTTGCCTGGCTGTTGGACACTGACGCAGGAACGCCCGCCGCCTTCTGAGCCGCTGCTTCCTTCGCATAAGGACTTCCGTCGAAGTACTGCCGCTTTTGGAGTTCGACCCCGAGCGCGTATATATCCTTGTCGTCCTCAGCATCGAGCAAGTCCTGCGACTCGATCCGTCTTGACGCAAGAGCCTTCATTGCCTTTTCGTCATTTGGATCGACACCGAAAAACCTCGCCTTCAGCTTTTCCGTATCATCCCAATCGTCCGCGAGTCCTTGTTCCTTCATGACTCTGCGGTCAATATGAGCCGCATCAGCCTTGGCGTTGATGCTCATCGACTTCTTCAAGTCGGTCAGTTCAGCCTTTTCATCAGCAGAAGCCTTGCCACTCTTTACACGATCCTCGAGCACCTTCTGGCGGCTCTTGTCGTAGTAGTCGCCAGACTTGAACAGCACCTTGCCAACCCAGTCAAAGAAGCCGGATGCTTCCTTGATGATTTGAACCTGTGAATCAATGGTCGACTTCAGGTAATCGGCAAAACTGTCGTTGAAAGTCGCAAGCTTTTTGTCGAGCTGAAGCGCGTCGGTGATCTGAGCCGTTGCGCTCATGGCACCCTTGGCAACCGTATCCCACACCTGAGAGATTTCATTCATCATTCGATGGGATGCGTTTGCGCCCTTGTCGATCTCCTTGCCAAAAAGCCCCGCAAAGTGCGAGGCTCTCTCAAGCTCGGCTGGGAAGTCTCCTTTGACAATGTCGTCAAAGATTCCTCCTAGCCCCAAGGCTTCCGCCTTCATGCGCGCCAGTCCTGGATCGGTACGCGAAAGCTGGGCAAGCTTTTTGCTGATGTCGACAAACACGTCAGACATATCTCGAGCATTGCCAGTCGCGTCACGAAGTGAAACCCCAACCTGATTGCGAACCATCTGCTCAAAGCTCGACCCATATGTCTTTGCTTTGGTTGCAAACTCCCCAAACGCCGCATTCACCGCCTCGGCGGACCCGCCAACACGTTCGACCGCCCCCTGCATCCTCATCAATCCAGAGATCGATGTCCCCGTATTGTTCGACACTTTGTAGAGGTCATTGACTTCCGCCGCAGACTTCGCAAAAGCCGCGCCTATCGCGACACCGGCCCCTACCGCCGCCTTGCCAATGCTCATGAAGCGCCGCCCGGCTTCGGCGACGGTGGTATTGAACTTCGCCAACTCATCCTTATCGATGTCAAAGCCAAGCGAAACAAGAAATCCTTCAAGTACGGTTGCCATAACGCTCCCTTTCAAGCAGCCCGCGGTTGTACGCGAGATTGTCCAAACTGACGTTCATGATCAAAACATCTTCAAGCGTGAGGGAACCGTCTTTGAGGCTTTCATATCTACACATGCCGGCGTGCACCGGACGTAGCAGATAGTCCATCCCATCAGGAAGCTTCCGAAACTCTAGGCCTTCTGGCTCGCCGCCGCCCCTCCAAATAGACCGAGCGCGGCGATAGTAGGGCGGAGCTCACGGCTCAGCACGTGAATAACAAGCGTCATGCAGTCCTGTTGCGTCATGTCCTGGAACATGAGATTCCCATCAGCCATGACCCTTGACCAAAGCTTGTCGCACTTGCGCTCCACGCAAGAAAGACAGGTGCGGACAATCTTGCGGAAGTTGGCTTCCGGCATGTCCGCAAGGACTTTGAGAATCGGAGCAGACAGATAGATCAGCTTCCCGATCGCCTCGATGCGTTCCTCGGGCGTTGCCTTATCCGCATCAGGTGAGTTCATGACCTCAAGCGCCACCTTGCTGAGCACCTCATGAAAAAGGATCGGCAAGATGGGGGCCGCAAGACGGCTCACGTTGAGAGAATCAAAAAGGTCAAGACGGCCAACCTTGTAGAGATGGCCGCCGACCGTTACGTCAAGCGGCTCAAGCATCAGTAGCTCCCGGTGATCACGTCAATCTTGCCGCAGTCAAAAACCCACTCGACCATTTGACCTTCTTCTGCGAAGGTACGATCGGGGAGCTTCTGGAAGGCAGCGCTTCGACACATGATGATTTCGTTGTTGCCCTTGTTGCGAATCGTGATGACGTTGTTGCCCCACGCAGAACTGGAAAGGCTCTGCGCATTGAACATCGTCTGAAGAGTCGCGTTGACGGGAGACGTGTACAGAAGCCGTACCGTCACAGTACCGCTCTTGTCGGCCTTGAGGCTGTGCATGACCTCGCCGTCAGCACCTGGCGTCATCACGTTGCGCGGACTTGCGGTAGTGACCGTAATGCCCTCCTTGGTCACAGCAGAGCCAAAACCAAGGTCGACTACACCGGTTACGCCTGCGAGCGTCGCCGTCACGTCCATAAAGGAATACGTCGCCATTTAAATCTCCTTATCGGTTGACCGTGATCGTGCAGTCAACGAAGTGAATTGCACCCTTGAGCTTCACGGCAATCTGAATCGGCGGAGCCTTGCGAGCCTCGCGATCAGACTGAGACTGTTCGTCAAACGGCTGAATATACACGTAGTAGCCGGTGGCAAGCGTGTCGCCTGTCTTGAGCGCACCGAAGGAATCGCCATTCCAGACACCAGGCGCAATCAGCCAGTTCTTCACGCCCTGCTCGAGCGACTTGCTGACCGTTGCCACGAGATTGTCCGCGCCGATTTCGTCCTGACCAACCTTCTTGCTCGTGTAGAGAAGATTCCAAAGATCGGTCTCAACACGATTCTGGAGCCAGTCCAGACCGTGCGTTTCATCGATGAACCAGCCGCCTGCGGTAATGCCCTCACGAAGAATGCTCGTGTCGTTCTGATAAGCCGCGAACACATTGACATTGTGAGCCTTCAGCGTGTTCGCCTGAGAGATGCGGAGGTTTTCAGCCGCAACCCCCGGACACTTCTTGAACTTCAAGGTGATGCACGTATTGGAACCCTCAAAGTTGACCGTGCTCATGCGGCCAAAGATGCTTGCCACGGCAACTTCAGAAGAGCTCGAGTACATGACCACAGTGCGGTTGTATCCGAGTGCTTTAAGCTTCGCACCAAGCGTGTCAGAGCGCGTAGAGTCAAGCTCGAGCGTGTTCTGAGTCGTGAAGCCGATCATGCGAGCGGGAGAAGCAGCCTCAATGAAGCCTGCGGCGGCAATCATCTCTTCCTCGCCTGCGTCACCAACCATGCAAGCCATGTACCAACCCTGGAAGTCCGTAAGAACAGCCAGAGCCTCAACAAGCGATTCAGCCGTGCTGCCCTTGACGGAAGTAGCCGAAGAGTTCAAGCCGAGAGCCTGTGCGAGCGTACCTTCATCGTTGCAAGTCACGCTCGAGCTGGTTCCCGTCGTCGCAGAGGTCACGACAAACTGAGTGCCAGACCAGACACATGTGCCAGAGCCGGAAAGGCCTGCCGTAACCTGAGAGGCGACGCCATTGAGGTTCGTCTCTGCAGAAAGGTCAACAGCGGAAACAGCCTTGGACTTGCCGTCAATCGTGAACGTGATCGAACCGTTTTCGATGCTCGTAAAGGTGTTGATAGCCTGCTCATTCGTAGTAAGCATGCGGCCACGAAGTCGGCCTGCGGTAGCAGACTTTGCCCAACGACCAATCTGAACAACAGACGGCTTGGGAGACTGCGAGAAGAAAGCCTGTGCGGCGAGATATTCCTTCGAATTAACGCCGAATTCCTGCGCAATGCTAGTGATGTCCGAGTATGCGCGGATTCGCTCCTGAGTGTCGATGACATCAGAAGTACCGATGATCAGGCAGGCTCCGAAATTTCGGAGAGCTGCCGCCGTCGGCGACATCTCAATCTTGACGTTGACAACGTCAGAGACCGGAAGAGTAGGTGCTGTCATAGCGTCCCCTTTTCAGTGTGAATCTCTATATCCCCGACGCTCGCAAGATCGCGGACGCCGTATGTGCGGACGACCTCACGACCAACCTTGAAGGTCACGTCGTAGCGGTCAACCCATTGTTCAAAGAGGAAGTCAGGAAGATGCTGAATGTCCTCATTGACGCCTTGAAGCACAAGTCCCGCTTTCTTGAGCGCGTTCGCGTTCTGAAAGATTTGAGCGCCTTCGCGGAAGGAGTCTGCGAGTTCCTGTGCATTTGAGCCGTAGAAAGAAGCCACGCAGGTCAGAGTCTGGTGACTGATGCGCTTGATGTCTCCCGAGACAGGATCGTCCAAGCGTCCCTTGTGCCCCTGCTGATAGGGCGTTCCCGAGGTAGAAACGGAAATGATGCCGACCGCCGCCCAATCCTCATCAAGAGCGAAGCGTGTACCCGGTCGAGCGAGCCATCTACGCCTGACGTGCGCATTGTCGAGTCCTGTCAGTGCGGCAAGCCAGACTCGCAGCTTGTCTTCTGGTGACTTCGTGTTCTCAGAGCCAATCGGCGTCAGCACTTTCGCTGATCGGCTGTCGATAACTGCCATCCGATGCCTCCTCAGGCCAACAAGTTAAGCGGATGAAGCCTTGTCCGAATTGCGAGTAGTCCGCGCAATCCTTCACAACAAACTTGCGTCTGCGCCACTCCACAGCGTCGTAGCCGCGTCCAAACCCCTCAGGAGCGTCGTCCTTCATGAAGCGCACAAGAATCGTTCCCGCGCGTTGCAGAGCGTCAGGAAGGCGCTCAATGCTCTTCATGTCTGAAGTGACGACCGCTTGAATCCTCACGCGCTCACCATCAGCCCACGCGGGATTTCCGAGATCGTCGACAGTCTCCGTTCTGGGAATCAAGGTGACGGGAGATGTGAACAACGGATCACGAATGACCTCAGATACGTCAAGCCCAGCCATCACCATCCTCCACATAGAAGTCGAGCGCCTTTTGCAACGCGCCCGAATTGATCAGGGGTTTAATGTTCTCCCCTTGCTGTTCGTTTTCTCGCTTGCCCTTGGTCAGTCGACTGCGGTTGCGGTTCTTGATCGTGCTCGGCTTGAGCGGCTCAAAGGTACCGTTACGCATGTAGAGCTGGACCGCCAACACAGCGTCGGACCCCGCTTGTTCAAGCAGAGCCTTCACAGCCTTGTCGTCGTCATTGAGCGCGGCACGCATGGCGGCTTCAAGATGCTTCGTTACCTTTTCCTTGCCAGACATTACGCCCGGCACAAGAAAAGGACGCGGAGGAATGTTGGCTGCGGGGGATCCATGCTCGTGGACAAAACCCAAAAGATGATTTGGCGGACCGCCATCTTCTCGAGCATCTTTTTTTGAACCCGATGCAATGCCAACAAAAACCACACTCCTCTTGAGTCGTTCAAGGCTTTTGTTGAGTTCTTGAACGTGAGAAGTGTGGTTAAGCGATGCCAAGGTTTTGGGCTTCATATCTGGATGCCTCCGGCTCCGAAGATTTGCATGAGCTGATAAAGCTCACGTCCGTAAGCCGTCATGTTCCAGAACCCTGCACCCTCTTCCGTGCCAGTGCTCGTGTCATAGGACACGGACGCACCGTCCACGGACTTGGATGCGACAACACCCAGCGTTACGCCGTTACCGTTGCCGCCCGATGCCGTTGAGCCGTATGCCGTCAGATAGTGAGCGGCATACAGACCCATGACGTGTGCGCGGACTTCGGCGTCTTCAAAGCGGTCGACGGCAAAGAACTTGTCTGCAAGCGAAAGACGGATTCTTACCGCCGCATCCGGGTACTTGTCTTCGGTAATTTCGGGAAAGGTTTCTCGAAAAACCTTAAGCGCCTGCGGCGTCGGACTTGCCATCTTCGGCCTCCTTCTTCGCCTTGGGAGCCGTCTTGCGAGCGGGCTTGACAGCCTGCTCAACGTCCTCACATCGAACGATGTACTGCTTCAAGTAGGGATGTGCCGCCACTGCGTCCTCGACCTCGTAGACGCGCCCCTTGGTAAAGGCGAGGGACTTGTCCTCGAGGTTGAGAGTGACGGGCCCATCGACGGTAATCTTTTTCATCGTGAGCCCTCCTCTCATTAAGCGAGGTCGCCGTAGTAGACCATTTCCGGACGGACGAATTCAACGCCACCAAGAGCACCGTAGTACGGCACGGACTGCATGAAGTCACGGAACTGCGGAGCCATGGACTGGAGCTGAACGAGCGGGAAGCGAACAACGTCGCGAGCCTTCGTGTAGGCAACCAGACGACCATTGCCGCTGTTGATCGAGCTGTCATTCAGCCACTTAACCGGACGGATCGTGAGCTTGCCGCCGTTGGAGACGGCAATGTTGTTCTGGAGGACATATTCCAGAACGTTCTTGTCAACGTTCGGGAGCTGCTTGGAGGCGAGAGCCGCAAAGAGAGCCGGCGGGATCAGGATCGTATCGGGGATACGAATGTACTGAGTAGCCTTCCAAGAGGATTCGAGAACCGTGTTGAAGAGGTTGACGGCGTCTTCAGCACTCATCGTCTTAACGTTAACGGAACCAAGGTTGGACTTGGCAACGACGGCATCGTTGTTGAGAAGGCCCTTGACGCCAATGCCTTCGTCGCCCATGTAGACCTGCTGATCAATGTCGAGCTGGTGCTTGAACTTCATGGCGTCATACTTCTGAACGTCGATCGGGCGACCGACCTGCATGGCCTTCTGAAGTTCAAAGATGGAGTAGGACACTTCCATGCCCCACGGGGTAAGCGGCGTCGTGACCTTCGACGTTTCGACGGAGACGCGGGCCGGGGTGGTGTCCATGCCCTTGATCCAAGACTTACCGGAGCCGCCGATCGAGCCAAAGCCGCCCGCGTAATTGGCGAGCATGAAGGACGTAACCTCGTCAGCAATGGTCACGTCTTCACGAAGGTCAATGTCACGAGACCACGTGAAATCAGCGAGCGGAGCGTACAGCTCCTGATCGAGGCGTTCGAGTTCGCCGACGAGAAAAGCGCCGGTCGAAGAGATTTCTGCATCAGTGAAGCGCATGTTTCACTCCTTAAATGTTGAAAGCGATTTCGACAAGGCCGGAGGCGTCAGCAGCGCCCATGAAGGTGCAACCCGGAATAGCCGTGTTGGTGCCCTTGTCAGCCGTGATCGTGCCGTCGGTCTTGAGGTAGACGGTGCCGCCGAGAGCGGGCGTACCGCCGGCCGTCTTGACGACCATGTAGCCGCGACGGAGAACCGTCAGAATGTCGGCCTTCTGGACGCCTGCTGCATCCACCTGACCGTATTCGCGGACGGCAAAGCCGTAGACCGCATCCGTGTTGGCCGTCGTAGCGGCAACGGTCTGGCCGTCGAGCTTGACGGGAACGCCGAAAGCCTTGACCGTACCGTTGTTCTTGTGGACTTCGGTCGTGAAGTCAAAGAAGCCGCGAGTGATTTCACCTGCGAAGCCGCGCGGCATCGAGGTACCGATGAACTGAGACATTACTTGCCCTCCCAGAAGGTTTTGTACTTGGTATTGAGTTCGGAATTGGACGGACGAGCGGGCGTTTGCTGACCGCCGTCACCAAAGCCGCGAGCCGTCGGGTTATTCTTGGAACGAGCCAGAAGAACAGCCGCCTTGAAGGCCACATCGAGAGCCTGACCGTCAAGCGTGGCGGAGTCGCCAAACGGCTTATTGCCTGAAAGCTTCAGGGCATTGCGCTTGATGCGACCGACCAGACCGCGAGTGAACTTGCCGCCTTCGCCATCACCCTGCGGCTTCGCGATACCCGGTGCGAGTTCGTCAGCGTCAGCCATCACCTGCTCGACTTCTTCGTCAGCGACGATTTCAGCGTCAGGATCGACTTCGCCGCCTTCATTGCCTTCCGCGCCCTCTTGGGGTTCGGGAGGCTCTTCGTCAGCGGTCGGCTTTTCCATCGCAGTGACCTTTTCGGTCAAGGCCGCCACGGACTTCTCGATCGCGTCAAGGCGTTCCTCAGCGGTCGGAGCCGGAGCAGGTTCGCCCTGACCGTCATCTCCTACAGGATTCGCATCGACCGAATCGAGGCATTCGTTAAAACCCTCTTCGTCGCCATCTTTGAAAAAGCGACGCAGAGCGTTCTTCCAGGACTTTGGTTTCATAAAACCATCTCCTATTTTGCAAATCTCGCCACAGCGAGCTTTTTCTACCAAGGCGAGGTGGTTGCCCACGATGCCCTCCTGATGCCCCCGACCATCGCCGTCGTCGATGGCCTTGGCGTCATAGCCGCAGCTCACCTCCGTCAGCAGGCCTTCCTCGACAAGCCGAATGCCTTCGGCGTCTTGGAGGAGCAAGTCGGCGAGAAGAAGGGAGCTTTGATCCCCCTCTCCTCGCCTGACGTTCTGTACATGTCCGATGCTGATCTTTCTCCAGTTGTCTGGATCAGCAAACTGACCGTGCCCGATGACGACCGGCTTGCCCTCAAAGCTCGCCATCGTCTCGGGCTTGAATAGTTCCGCCTCAGAACGGCTCATAACTACCTTTCCGCCCTTGCCTGCAATACCAGTCTCAAGCGGCGTGTAGTCGAACTCGCCGACACGACTGATCGGCACGTCCTTGCACAGCAAAAAGCCCTCAGGCGTTTTCTCTCGCCGAGGGCTTAACTGTTCGACGGTGTAGAACTCAGCACCATCTTTGAATCTCATTTTTCATACCCCGTTTTGGAGAACAGTGGTTCGGGAAAACACCTGCAATTCCATACGCACCCTGGATGACTTCTAACAGGCGTTCCGCCTTTTCCGACCTCGCAGATCGGCGGCGAGTCCCACCGTTGAACCGTCCCATCAAGGCGAGCGTGCATGTCTCGCACAGCCCCGTCTCCGACAGTTCGCCAGATGTAGCCGGTTGACCCGACGGCCTTGGCTCTGGCCTGTGTGAAGTTGGATCGAGCTCGAGCCGTCTCCGTTCGCGCAATGCAGATTGCACGGGCCTCCGTGCTTGCACCCAGTTCGTTCTTGATGCGAGCCGCGATTTCAGGGAAACGCTGCCCGTTTGCCAAACCGGACCTGACCCACTCATGAACCTTCATGGCGGCCTCATGCGGGATTGTCTTGATCAGATCAACCTGCTCTGCCTGCATGCGCTGGTACTCGTTTGCGATGGCAGGAGAACGAAGGCGCTTGCGTGTCGCCCTCGTGATTCCCTCGCCAACTCGTAGCCAAGTGTCGTAGTCAGCCTGATCGGCTCGCTTGAGCATGACGCTTGCGATGTCCAGTGCATAGGCATTCAGCGAGTCCTCATACGAGAAGAGCCGCCTTTGAATCTGGGAGACCGCAACGAAAAGATCGGTCTCTTCTTCGAACTCACGAGCGATCAGGTCAACCTGCTTCGCGATTTGCAAGAGGCGCTTTCGGTACCAGCGGTTTAGGTTCGCCGTTTTCGTCGGCTCCCGAAACGCCGTTTTCGATTTGACCTTCATTCAGTCCTCCAAAAGTCGGCGGCATCAAACCGTTGTCCGCCTCTTCCGCCTCATCAATGTCCTCATCGGTAATTGACGAGAAGAGTCCGATCACATCGGAAAGCTTGCGAAGCTCCTTCATGGCAACAGACGGAGTGATAGCGTCCGCCTGAAGGGCTTGAATGATCGCCCCGGCCATGCCCGTAGCGGCCTGCGCCTTCTGATCGTTCGTCATCTGCCAAAGAGACTTGAACTCAAAGCTGAAGTCGTCAGCCGGCGGCGTCCCCATCTCGCTCTCGTACATGACATTGAGCAAGCGTTTCATGCCCGGACGCAGATCGCTGTCCTGATCATGCTTGACGTTGTCGTAGTACGTGCGCAGATCGCTTTCACCAGTGGAGTTGAAACCCGTAGGAGATTGACCGAAGAGGCGCACAAGAGGTACGCCGATTGCACCAGAGATCTGCTGACCAATCTGGAGCATGACTTCAGGGATGCCCGTAAACGTGTACTGCATCGTTTGGAAGTCGTCGGACGAATCGCCGATGGTCATGCCCTCGATGCCCTGGAACATGCGGATGTAGTCCATCTGTTTCAGGAAGCCCTTGGCGGCAAGATCGTTCGTGAGGATGTCCCTCAAGCCTTCAACCTTGTAGTAGCGCAGATACGCCTTCGACAAGAGCTGTGCTGCGCCTTCCGTTGCCAGATCGAACATGGAGATTCGATCAAAGACGGTCTCGAGAATGGAAGCACCCCAGCCGCCGTAAGCGCGTCGCAGGTTGTAGGGCAGGCGTCGACCTTCAAAGCGGATCACACGTGAGTAGTGAACGCGCTGAGACGGGATCGAGATTTCGCTAGACCCCGCGATGATCGTGTAATACTCAGGCTTTCCGAAGTCCGCACCGAGCGTTTGAACGGTGCTGCCAAGCGTCGGATCAATCTGCCATCGATCAAGGACACACAAGCCCTTAAAGGAGCCTTGGCGAATCTTGCCGAGAGGCGTGCTCATGTCGTCGCCGTCAATGAGCATGACTGCGATAGAACCGCCATAGAGGCGAGACCACTTGATCGCGTCGCAGAGAGAGTTCCAAACGCCAAGATCGTCCATCTGGGTATTGATCTTGTCGACCACAGACGGATCGCTTGCCTTGATATCCACGCCTTCACGCGTCATGTCTTCGGCGATGATGTCAACAGCCAGACCGCAGATCCACGAGCCCTGATACGCCCACTCGAGCTGATTGCGCTCCATGGACTTGAACTCGGGAATGTACCGCGTCTTCTGGAAGGTGTTCTGCGTGTTCGGCCCGATGCGCAGAAGCGCATTGCTCACGCCGTCGGCAAAACGCTGAGTGCGCCGTCCGACTCGTTTGTTGTTTCGCATAATGCTCCTCATTGCGCAAGGCGAGCCCACTTGGACAAGCCCGGCTTGGTGATGTATCCATCGAGTGCGTAGCGAATGCCGTCGATGGCGTGATTGTTCTTGTCAACAAAGACCGAAAGGACCTCTCCAGTCGTCTTGTCGACCTTGTAGCTGTAAAGCCTGAATTCGTCCGCAGTGTGCTTGCATCGCGGATGAACGATGATTTTCTCGAAGCTCTTCAAGTAGGCCACGCCATCCTCAATGCTTCCCTGCCACTTACTGGCGGCACTTATGCGGAAAGGCGGGTTTGCACGATTCGCAAGGTAGCTGATGGTCTCTGGTCGAGCCGCATCAGCGTGAATCGGCCAGTTGTCGACCTCTGGAACGGTTCTATAGAACGCAGGCAGTTCATCAATCTCAACGCCGACCGCATACGCCTCATAGTCGATGTAGAGCTTTCCGTCGTACATGAAGCACCGGATGAGCGTACTCGGGTCTCTGGCAAAGCCAAAGTCGGCACCGAAGAACAAGCGGTCTGCCTTCTTCCACAGATCGTCAGGAAAGCTCTCTACGCTGTAGCGTCCCTTGAACACCTGAGCATCCGACACGGTGCGCGGAAAGCCCTCCCAGATGTGGAGGTACTTCTCAAAGTCAACAGCCTTGTCATGCTCCATCTCAGCGCGTAGCTCGGGCGGGAAATGCGGATTCTCATCAAAGTTGATCTTTCGCACGTAGGCTTCTGGAGGCGGATTCTCAATGAAGTGCTTCGTCGTCGGATCATCGGCATTCAGAGGGTTGAACGTTACCCAGATCTCTGAACCCTGCTTACGAACGGTCGGAATCAGAACCTCCCATGAGGATTCGGAGACGGTCTGTGCCTCTTCAACCCAGCAAATGTCGATGCCTTCGGTTGACTTCACAGACTGCTCATTTCTGAGCAAGCCCTTGAAGATGAATCGCGAGCCAGTCAGCTTGTGGCGAATCTCAGACTCCAAAAAGGAAAAGCGCCCCGATATGCCGAGACGCTCTGCCGTGTCCCTCAGGATCTGATAGGACGAGTCTTTGATGGAGTTCTGAATCTCGCGGCAGCACAGGACTCTGATGTTTGCCATGTCGCACATCACAATCAGAGCCTGTGCCACCGCCCACGACTTACCCGAGCCGCGCCCGCCATAGAAGACCTTGTATCTATGTGGCCTCCAGATCTCACGGAAAGGATCAGTCATCCTTCTGAGCCTCCAGCATCTTGGCGTAGACCTCTGCCATTCCCTTAGCGTCGTCAGTCGCATCAACCTTCACGGTCTTGCGATTGCCGTAGCGCGAATCATCACGCCAAGCTGCCTGTCGGGCCTTCTCCTGCATCAGCACCTTGTAGGCCTCGACCGCCCCCTTCGGGAAGTCCTCGCCGTTCATGAGACGCGTCTGCAACTGGTCGTTGAGTTCGTCTTGGAGCTCGAGGAGGTCATCGTTAAACTTTTCTGCGCTCTCCTCCCTCGCGCGCGCGGACTGGGTAAGAAAGTCGGGATGATCATCCTTCCACTTCCTCAGCGTGAGCGTAGTGGGCATCCCAGGCATCTTACAAATCGTGCGCTCGGACTTGCCTTCTCGGATCAAGCCACAGATCTTTTGAGCCAGCTCTTCCGTGTACTTACTTGGGCGACCCATCCTCGGAGCGCTAGAGCTTTTCTTTTTTTCAGTCATAGCACAGTCTCACTAATGGAAACCCTGATCAAATATCGAAACGCAAGGCGTTATCCTTGAATTTCCTTCAGGAGCAAGTCATGGGATTTTTTTCAGCCTTAGTCAAAATGCTTTTCAAATCCGAGAAAAGCAAAACTTCAGAACAAAAGCCAAAAACCGTCTCTTCGCCAAAGACAAACCTCTTCCCGTATACGGAGGAAGATGCCGCAAAATTCACCGCCGATCTAATTGATGGAATAACTGAAGAGCAACGATCTCTCATCGTAAAAGAGCTTTGTCGTCTGAACAGAACGGACAGGGGAGGCCAAGAGAGCGTTGCCACCAATCTGCTTCAAATCCTAGGAGATGCCGACTGGCACTGGAAGGAGTGGGACTACTGGCAACCCCGATGCGTCTCTGAAGAGCTTTGGGGGTGGCACATGATGTTCTGCAGCCCTTATCCAGACGAGATTGACTGGGAAAAGGAAAGAGCAAAGACCAAACCCGAAACCATTGTTAATTCACTCAAGGCTCAGGAAGCTAAAGACCTGATCAAGAGCTATGTTGCCGATGACATCGTCATCAAAACCAAGTCTGATGTTCTTTCCTTCCTGAAAAATAACCCCGAACTCTTTGAAAAAATCAGGGATCGCCGAATTCAAGAAAGGTGGGATTCAAAGCCCCATAGAACTGAAGCCAGCAAAGAAGAGATTGCGACACTACTTGCTTGGACAGTCTGGGGTCGCATGAGTTTCATTCGAAACGTAGTCCGTTGCCTGTCACTTGGGATGAAATACCGAGTCTATTGGCTTGAAGACCATGACGAGGAATTCTTCAAAGTGGCCAAAGTAGCCAAAGACAATCCATGGAAGCACAAAAAAATTCTTCCTAACTTCCCTGGTGGAATTGCAGACGTTCTATCCGACTAGGATTCAATCTGCTCCATCAACAAGCAAAAACCCGCGAGGCCTTCACCTTGCGGGTTCGTTTCTTCCGGGCACGCCGAAGCTCCCATTTCGGGAGCTGCGGAGTCAAACCGTGAGCCAACTGCTCGTCAATATTCTTTATTTTACCACTGTTTCGCTGAGAGTTTCAACGATAGAGAAGAGCTGAGATACTGCGCGTTCTTTATGCCTCTGAAAGGTTTTATGCCCAAGAGAAAGCTTGTGCTCAATGGTGTTCGGCGACACAAAACAACAGTAGTGAAGGCGCAAAACGTCCCTGTTTACAGAGGTCATGCGCTCGTCTCGGTACGCCGCATCCAACAGATCGGCATCAGCCAGGTCAATGCCGCGAGTAGCTGGTAGCGGACGCATTACCGGGAGCTGTTCCCCTTCTTCCGGCTGTCGATCGTAGTAGTACCGAAGGGACTCGCAGAAAACCTGCGTAGCTCCTTTCTTGGTCTTCGGGCATTCGCGGTTTGCTCGTGCCCAGTTGCGCAAACGCTGTTCTTGCTCTTTCGTGATCATCAGAACTCCTCAATCCTCCAGCCACCGCCGTCTTTCTTGGGTTGTTTGTAGACGGCCTTGAAAACGAACGGAAACTTCTCGGCCGCCACCTTGACTTTCACACGGGCGTCGTCGGTCCAGAATCCTTTGACCTCGTGCATCTCCATGACTCCATCAGCCCGTAGAACGGCGAAATCAGGCGTGTAGCGGCATCCGTCAGCGAGCTTAAGGGTGACGCCTTCAAAGGCATACCAGACGATCTCCTGCGCGTTTCTGGCGGCTTCTAGCGTGGTTGCATAAGCCGCCTCCGTGCGGTTCATCTGGCCGGACTTCATTCGTCCGAGTGCGAGAACCATTTTGTTCATACGTTCAGCCTTTCCTTATCGGACTTGTCCATGTGCCTGATGAGCGAGTCTGCTTGCTTGCGAACGGACTTGAGGAGAGTGACAACGTTCTTACGAGCGTCCGTGCGCTCCCAGTTGTGGCGGCCTCGTTGGTTGTTAGCCAGAATGCAGATTTGCGTTTCCGCGTCATCGAGCGTGGAGAGCAAGTGTTTGACCTTGGTTTCTTCGGTTGGAGTAAAGAGGTTCATGTGTGGTCCTTAGAGGTTGCCGTCATAGAAAGGAGCGCCCGGCTCAACGTGCCAGCTCTTGACGCAGAGAATGTTCAGCTTGGTTTTGTGGAGCGGGATGTAGATGGTGCGCTTGTCATCGCGGTACCCGTAAACGCGGAAGTTGGCGCAAACGGGCTTGTCCTTCCAAGAGCGCAGGATGAAAAGGCATCGTTGGCCGATAGCTGGGAGGTTTTCCTTGCCCTTGATTTCGACCGGCTGAAAATCTTCATCTTTGAGTTCACTCATCGTTTCTTCCTGTTTAGTTTTGAGATTCCCCGTGAGATGATTGACGGTGTCTCCCCAGACAAACCATCAACCAACTCACGGAGAAATTGAAATTGACAATTGACGAATTAACGAAGTTCCTAAACGAACGTGCGAACGGCATGCGGTGCCCCATCTGTAAGTCCACCGATTGGTACCTGAAGGTTGACGACGGCGTGGTTAGAGAAACCAACGTAGCCACAGGCTATCGCCAGGATCTTCAAGCCGCCTTGGGCGAACTCATTACGGAATTTGGTGGCCAACAGCCAAAAGAATCCACTGATCAGCAAGCCGGAAAAGATGAACAAGACCTTTTGAGTTCTTGCATCATTCTTCGTTGCAACCACTGCGGGCGTCTCGAGTTCTTTGATCGATCGTTTATTGAGGAACAAATTCATGGCAAAAACTGACGATTCACAGTGGGTAAAGCTTTACCTTGACCATACGGACGAAGTTGAGAATCGTCTTTCGAACTCGATCAAGGAATCCGAGAGACGAACCGCAGAACGAATTACCGAGCTCAGCTCCAGAGTCGACGGGAAGGTCAGCAAGACGACAGTCAACTGGCTTATCGGCATTGCTACCGTTGTTATTGGAGCCATCGCTTCCAAGGTCTTTGGCTTCGGCCTCACCTAGTAGCGTTTCCACATAGTTACGATTGAACGAGACGACGTGGCCACAGTGACTGCACATGATGAGAATGTTTTCGTTTTCCTCATTCACACTCATCATCCAGTCCTGGCGGCCACAGACAGCACAGATGACGCCGTGCACACGTTCATTCAAAAAGCGCTCGAAGTCTTGTCGTTTCACTCGTTTCTCCTTATGGATAGATGGCTTTATTGAGTTGATCTGCTTCAGCCCTCTGTAGCCGTGCGACGAAGCCGTCGTGCTTCATGAGCGCGCGCTCTTTTGTAGCGCTGACGGCGCGTCGGCACGGCGAGTTGCAGTGCTCGAGCTGGAGTAGCAGCGTCGTCTCGTATCGGTCGAGCTTGCGTTCAACGAAGACCGGGGCGGTGCGCACGATCCAGTGGCGGCTGCGGGCGTCGATGTATTCGGTGCGCTTGCAGTTGCGTCCGGTGAACTCATCGAGGATCATCAAAGCCTCCTTTCTGGCTTAACCATGCTCGACTCAACCAGGCCGATCAGAATCTGGTCGATCTCTTCACGAAGCCTGTGCGTCGTGTCTGCCACTTGCCCGATGTCAGGAACATTCCCCGTGACGGTTCCGCTGAGTATTTCCTCGAGTTGATCGAGGCTCTTGCGAGCGGCGACAATACCCTCACCGGCCTTAGCCAAGGCTTTGTTTCTTTCATTCACCCATTCGGCGGTTAAATATGTCTGACTCATATGAAATTCCTTTTCTTCATGCCTTAGATAGTTTGAGAAAGGTCGAATCGTGTAAATGTCCCAGATGCAACGTCGTTGCTCAGCAAATTCCCATTCCGATTCCACAACGCATCAAGGAACCGCAAAACAACGAAGACTTTTTCCGAGAGCATCACCTCGATAGAAAAATCAGTGTTGAAATGCTTGCCACGTTCTTTCCAATGGCAGAGGTTTGTGTCAAACAATGTGTTAACTGCCAGAAATTCAGCCTTTGGATTGACGGAAAGCTCGTTTGGCCTGAACCCGATCCAGTTCCCGCTTCCAAGTACATGCCCGAGCCTGTTAAGGACGTTTGGGATGAGGCGCAAAGCATTGCAATAAAATCGCCTGCGGCGGCTGCCGGATTGCTTCGTCACGCCCTTGAGAGGTTCTGTGAATACCGGGGTATTACGACAGGATCCTTGGCTAGCCGTATCAACGCCCTCGGACTTCCTGAACGAATTACCGCTGCGGCCCATGCTTGCCGACATCTTGGTAACGATGGCGTTCATGAGGGGTTCATTTATTACCCCAAGGACGCGACGTATGACATCGTTGTTCAAATGTCGAACCTGTTGAACCTGATCGTTGAGCAAACGATCGGTGTTGAAGAACAAACAAAAGCGCTGATTGAAATGCACAACAACCGGAAGTGACATCAGATCAACTCCTCAATGCTCATGATTCGCTTTCGTTGACTTTCACCCTTGAAGTACAGGAAGACGCTCGAGCCATAGATGCGGTTAAAAATTCGTTCACCCAACTTCGCCTTGAGCGTGTTGGGATTGCTTTCCTGCGTGTCGGGCTTCACGTCTGGCAGAAGATTCGTGACGTAGATGGTCGGAAGGTGCCGCGAGTAGCGCACGTCCAGTAGAGACATCAACTGAGACTCTTCAAAGGACGATCCGTTCTGCACGCCGATTTCGTCGATGACGAGGAGCGGTGCCTTGACGAGGGCGTCATAGTCTGCCGTGTCGGCCTTGAAGGCGTCTGCCTTGCGGATGGCTCGGAGCACGTCCCACATCGGCACGTAGAGCCCCTGCACCTTGCCGAGAAGCTCCTGCAAGATCGCGCATGCCAACATCGTCTTGCCGGTACCGCACTGGCCGTAGAGGCAGAAGCCCACGCCCTTGGGAGCGATCTTCTCGAAGTTGTCGACGTAGAGCCGCGCCTGGCGAAGCGCCTCACAGAGCTGCGCATTCGTCTCACGGAAGCCCTTGAGCGTCTTGCTCACGAACTCGTCGGGGATGCGTGCGCGTCGCACAGCGGTGTCGTGAGCAGCCTTC